GTATATCTCATTACAACTCTTACGTTTTGAGATCCATCAATGTCACTCATATCAATCACTTTCACAGAATTTGAATCTGCAAGAAGTCCTGTGCCAAAGAAAAGATTGCTTTTCTCTGCCGCAACTGCGTGGTTGTCAGCAAGTCCATTCGCTACAAAAAGTTTGATTCCGTCAAAAGAAAGACCGCCGCCATTGTACCATTGAGTTCCTTTATCGTCTGTTCCAGCAGCTCCAAGATTAGAAGCAAATCCTCCTAATGCTCTTACATAAGCTCTCGCCATATTTTGAGAACAGTAAATAAACATATCATCTGAAGTATACAATGTGCTTGGAATCGCATCAACAATAGCTCCTAATTGAGCAATTACATTTCCGCTATTCACTCCACCACCTACAGTTGCAACATCTATTACGTCTGCATCCGCTAACATTAACTCATCAAATCCGCCAAACTCTCCCGCATTCGCTGCTGCTCCTGACCAAATTGTTTGTTCTGTTTTTTGAGCAACCTTAGCCGCTACGTGAGATAATAAGAAATCACTAAATTTTGGAGGTAAATTATCAAAAGCTGAATATCCTTGAGCTGCCGCTTCCCAATCTGAATGAAAATCTTTTTTACAAAGTTGTAGATTAACTTGTAGTTCAGATGGTTGAATGATCCGTTCACTTAACGTGACGGTAGATGTTGGATCGAAATCACAACTTGCGTCTTTCACAAGCGCATCCGTTGAAATCTTTTTAATTACTTCTTTAAATTTTACATTCGGTTTTACTGTAATTCCTCCGTTGTCTAAAGTTGAACCACTCAAAAGTGCCGCAGAGATATATTCACCTGCAAATTCGCCACTATAAGTAGTTGTTATTGAATTAGTTGTTGCCATTTTATTTTATTTTTTATTTATTAATTATTACGCTTCACTCGCCCAAACGCCATCTCCACCAGTAATGTACCAGTCAGTTAGCGAAACCGCTTTTAGGACGCAAAAGTCACCTTTATTTGCAGACGCTTTAGTATTGATCCAATCCTTATTGTCTACACCACCCGAAGATACTGCTGCTATCGTTCCGTGAACTGCATCAGTTGCCGCAGGACTTAAAGTGATAATGTTATTGCCGTCCGCTCCTGTGTTTCTGAATGTAAATTCCATTCCGATAGTTTCCGCAGTGATAGCAGGTAAAGTCATAACCTTAGCGTCAGTTGCAATGTTAAATTCTTTTCCAGAATCGTTTGCATTGATATCTTGAGTTGTTGTCAAAGTCTCTTGTTTTGATCTCGCTCTTAATACGTCATTTGAAATTGTTGTTGCCATTTTTTATTTATTTAAAATTTTATTCATTACTATATCTAAAGTGGTCAACCCTCTTTTTTGAGAATGTAATACTTTTCTTGTTTCTGATTTTGATTCAGGATTATGTTTAATAGGAGCAGACGCTGGTTTTGATAATTCTTCTTTCAATTCAGCTTCTTCATTTTGAACTTCTTCAGTTTCTTGACTTTCCATTAATTGTTTCATAGTTTCAACCATAGATCTTAACTCGTCAAATTCTTGTCTGCTAGGATACAATCCTTCTTCCATTTTTTCTTCTTGTTCTTGTTCAACTTCGGCTTCCTCCGCTTTAACTTCTATAGAATTTATAACGCCTTCTTCTGTTATGCTTAGAGTCCTACCGTCTTCAAGTTCATACTCTCCAATCGGCAAAGCAACTTGTTGATCGTCAGTAAGAATAAAAACTTCTTTACCAACTTTAAAATCTTCTGATTCCAAAATTGTACCATTTTCTAGTTTTAATTGAGCTAAGATAACTTGCGAATTTTGTTCTACTGTTTTAGTAGCTTCTATTTTTTCGCCTGTTAATTCTACACCCAACAAATTTTTAATATCTTTTAACATTTCTATTGGATTTTTCATATAAGTATTACGTATTTAATTATTGATTTTGCATTTTTTAATCTAATTAGCTGATACACAGGCGTTACAATTATTGTAGTTTGTTACTTTATAAACTTCTAAACTTCCATTATTTCTTGTAGACGTAACGGTATAACAAGCAGAATTATTATTAATAGTAAATAAAAAATAATAAATACTGTTTATTGTTAATTCAATTCCGTTAGTGTGTATTTTTAATATTTCTCCTGAAGTACAATTTGTTATATTATAATATCTAGTGACTGAGGTTTTTGTAACACTTCCGACTCCTTGAGAAAAATATTCTCCATCGCAACAATCTCTAGAATAAGATCCGTTTTCACATAAACAACCTCTTTTACTATCTCTTGGCGATGAACTTTTGTTATTATTCCGTCTATTACTCATTATCAGTTAATATATTAGTAATTGATTTTATGATTTTACCGGCTTTTTCTTCCTCTGAAAACTTGTCTTTAATTCCTTTGTCTTGAGGACTTTCTGCCTTGTCACAGAAATATCCTTCAATACTAAAACCTTTAACAAGTCCTGTTTTTACGTATGTATTCCAAACTTCGTCATTATCTACTTTAACCGATCCCATCCAAGTTCCCAAAGGAACGTCCATTCCATATTTTACAGATTTATCGTGTACCATATCTTCTTTGATCCAACTTTCAACGAGAGTTAATCCTTGTAAATTCATCTGATGTTCAAGAGTACTATTCTTTTGATTACCTGATTTAAGATACTTTTGAGATGCTTTTAAGACAGTTTCTCTTGAAAAATATATATAATACTCTTCATCAGCATTAGCTCTGTAAATCGGTTTGTTAGGTATTAATAAAGCTCCCATTAATATTTTTTTTTCCTTATCAACCTCAGTTAATTGTAACGGTTTTTTATCTTTTAAAGCAATAAAATCTTCTTCAATTGCAGGGTTTTCGACAATTGATATGGCTTCTATGCCATTCAAATCATCATTTTCGTCAATTATTAATTCAATTATTTTCATATTTTTTTATCCTAAAGTTGCATTGTCTATTATGTTTCTATCTAAAGCTTGTTGAGTTGATACTTCTGCTCCTACTACAAACGCTTGAATCGGCTTTTCTTCTCTTCCTGTTATTGCTTCAGCTAGTTGATTCTCAGGAGCTGCCCCAACTACATTAAATGAAGGTGGTGCTGCTGGAGCTACCGCCACGCCTCCCCCTCCTCCACTTCCTCCGCCAATATTAGGCGTTTGAGTTTTTAGTATTTGTTTAACTTGCATTGCTCCAAATGCCGCCGCTAATCCTGCTTGTATAAACGGATAAGCTGGAATTATTTTAGTGACCGGAGAGCCTGCTGCTGTTTTAAAAGCATTAACGGTCGCCTCTACTGCTGCTATTGTTGCGCCTGCTACAGCCGCCGCTTTTCCTATTTTACTTCCTCTTCCCGCAACCATTCCGATTAAATCTAACCCCTTTTTTGCCATATTCATTTTAGCGGCAAACACTTCTTCATCCGTTGCTTTTTCTACTTCTCCAGATTCAACTTTTAAATCATTAATTTTTAAATCTGAGTCAATTACAAATTGATTATATTCATTTTCTGCCTCTTGTCTTGCAGCAGTTCCTTCTTTGTATCGATCAATATTTTCTTGTAATCTTGCAAGTCCCAACTCTTTTTCTTGTTCTGCTATTCCAGTCAAAGCTTCAAGCCTTGTTTGTTCGTCTATTATTTCATTTGCTTTATTTTCTTTTAAACTTATAAAAGCAATTTGTTCGGCTTCGCTTTTAGATTTAATTAGATCTATTTGTTCAAGTTCTAATCCTACTCTGTTAACATCTTGCTCAGATCTAAATCCATCAACATTCTCTAATACGTCTAAATAGTTTTTTTCAGCATTTATTTTTTCCTCAATATTGTCTATATTTTTTGAATCAATAGCTAGTTTTGCATTTGCTAAATTTAAAGTAGTTTGTGCATTTGCCTTCTGTAATACTTCTTGCTCATCTAATATTTCTCCTAATTTTACGTTGGCAACCATTCGCTCTTCGATACTTTTGGAAACATCATCTCTTACCTGTCTTTGATCTTCAGCAGCTTTTTGAAATTTAAATTGTAGTTTATCGTTTTCCGCTATAGCAATTCTAGCGTCTCTAGTTAATTGAGTCAACCTTTTAGATCTCTCAACAGCAGCTTTAACTTCTACTTCATCTAGTGCTTTTGTAGTTACATCGGCAACGCCTTGAGCTAACTGACCCACTTCACTTAAGGATTCTGTAAAATTATCAGCAATTTGTTTACCTCCGTTTTTTATATTCTCTCCTGTTTTTTCTAATTTAAGATTAGTTTCTTCTATGTTAGCTTGTAAAGTTTTTATTTTATCAGGATCTTTTCCGCCTAAAAAAGATTGCTCAAAAGCAAGTTGAGCTTTTTGAACCGCTAAAACAGTACCTTGAATAATTCCAACAAATACATTTAATGAAATAGTCAACGCTCCTCCAATTACTTTTTGCATAGCGTCAAATCCACCTGTTGCTTCAGAAACTTTTTTAAACATATCAACAAACATCTCAGCAACTTGAGTTCCTATATCTCCAATAGTTCCCATAACCGTAGAAACCGCATCCATTACGTCTTTATTAGTAGAAAGTCCTTTTGCTAAAACTCCGAATGCAGCAATAATTAAACCAATGCCCATTCCCGCTATAGCTTTTCCAACTCCTTTTGCTCCTGTAGCAAGACCGCCAAAGCCTTTTTTTAGAAGTTTTACGCTTTTACTTTGCGTTTTAACTTGTTCCTCTAATTTGTCTGAAGTTTTTTCAGATTCTTTTCCAACTCCTTCAACTGATTTTTTAAGCTTTTCTACTTCTTTAACAGCGCCTTTAGTTTCAGTCTCAAGTTTTAAATATACAGTAGTCGCCATTATTTTTGTATTTGTCTTTTAAATTGTATATATGCTTCTTTTAAAGTTTCAGGATATTTATTTTTGCCTAAAGCTATATCAATATAACGTCCTTTAAGTTTCTCTTTTTTAACTATTGCTAAAAGATTAGTTATTGTTTCTATCATCTTTATTTTATTTAATCGTTTTTAGTTTTGTAAGTAACTCTATT